GTTAAGTTTGGTTCTAAAAAACCAATATTCAACTTAGATAAAATTGATGAGAACTATCCATATATTTTTATCTTTGAAGGTCAGATAGACTCTATGTTTGTTAAAAACGGAGTTGCTGTTTCTGGTGTTGTTTTAACAGACGAACAAGAACAGCAAATTACAAGTAGTTTTCCTTTTCATAATAAGATATGGGTTCTTGATAACTATCGCTTTGAGAAAAAAGAGGTAATCCAAACTATAAAAGATAAATTAGGAAAAGGAGAAACAATGTTCTTTTATCCAAATGAATTTTCAGAATTTAAAGACCTTAATGAATACTGCGTAAAAAAAGGTCTGGACTTTATAGATCCAGACCTTTTAATAAATGGTTCGTTAAAGGGTGATAGAGGAATTCTTAAACTTGGGGAGTAACCAACTCTGGTGGTTCTCCTAATGAATCCGTAGGAAGTTGATTTTTATTTTTTAACTTTTCCTTCATCTCGTCAAATTTTTCTTTATCAGATAAGAATTGTTTAATTTGTTGTTTAGCTTCGTCCAATTCCATTCCAAAATCAGTATTACTAGCAAGATATGCACCTAATATTTCAGTAGATGTTTCTTGTGGATTATTAGGCTTGGCATTAGCTTCGATAGATTTTATTTTTTTATCCATCATTTTAAATGCGTCAGCTTTTTCATCAAAATCATCACTCGACATATTTAAAACACTATCAAGTTCGTTTTGGAATTGATTTACTATTTCTTGGCGACCTGAACGAATTTTCTCTGCGGCATCGTTTGTATAATTTATAGTGTCATTAACTGCATCTATATCACCGTTATCGCCTGCAATAGCTTTTTGTGCCATACCATCGGTTTCAGAAGCAGATGGATAGGTTGCTGCTTCAAGGAGTAATCTATTGAAAAAATCGTTATAGTTCATATTTAATATTTATTCCTTCTTGACATTTTTTGCAAAAGCATGTATATTTAGGGTATGGCCCGAAAGTTAAAAATAATCATTCCGACAAAACAAAATAAAGATCAATATAATTCTTCAAGTACTAATGAATGTATAACATCTATAATTAAAGATTCTACAGTTCAAAAAGACTTAGACGTAAATATAACAGTTCAACCAATATTAGAAAATAAAATTGGACTTTCTGAATTATATCAAAATATTCTTAATGAGAGTAACGATGATTATGTATTGTTTATGCATGACGATTTAGAAGTTCATGATCATTTTTTAATTAAAAAGTTATTAAAAGCTCATGAGACTTATGACGTTGTTGGTCTTGCAGGTGCAACAACTCAAAATTATAAGAGTGATAAACCTATGGTATGGCATCTTTGTCGTGAAAAACCAGAAGATTCTCGCGGTATTGTAGGTCATTATATTCCAAAAGGTTTTAATGGAGTTTCAGAAACTCATATAAACTCTGCATATTTTGGTCCTACTCCTGGCCCTGTTGTAGTTATTGATGGTCTTTTTATGAGTTTTAAAATGTCAGCATTAAAAGATAAAGGAGAAATCTTTGATCGAAACTTTACATTCCATCACTATGATATGGGAATGTGTGTTAATGCAATTGAAAAGGGTTTGACAATTGGTGTATGGCCTATATATTGTTTGCACTATGGTCTTGGTGAATTTGCACATGATACTGTTTGGCAAAAACACTCAAGAGAGTTTAAAGAAAAACACGGAAACAAAATTTTAAGAGTATGAAAAATTCATCTGACTTTGCAAGAGATATATTATCAACTAAAAATCACAAAGACATTCTTCCTTGTGATCAATTTATACCATATCTTGTTCAGAAATATATTTCAGGATCATCTCCTGAACATTGTAATTTGATTAACACAATTTTAAATTCTAGGTTATCTGTTTGGAAAGATAATCAAGAGATTTATGATTTCTTAAAGTGTTTTATTCCAAAGAAAAAATCTTCATATTTTACATACTTTGGTTCTAAGAATAAAGAGAAAGAAAGTAAACTTGATTTAGACGGTATATCATCTGCTCTTGAAATTTCTAAAAAAGAATTAAATGAAATGATAAAGCTTTTTCCAGAATTAGAAGAAAGTATGAAGGAAGATAAGGAAAAGCTCTTGAAATCTCGATAAAAGCTTTTAAATAAAAGATATGGAATCAGAACCCCTTCAGCCCCTACAACAAAATGTAATTTCAGCAGCAATTAAGAAACTTTACAAAACAGAAAGAATCGTAAGTTACGATCTTGATTTTTCTAAGTGGGAAATTAAAAAATTGTATGGAACAACACTATGGGTTCAACTTATTGATGAACCAGATGCAGATACAATTCAAAAAGGTTTAATTACTGTTCCTGTTTCTCATACAAAAGGTCTTTATCGTATTGGTAGAGTATTAATGGCAGGATGTGATGTAAAACAAGCAAACATTGGAGAATATATAAGATTTCCTCAAGGCGTAGGTTCTCCTTATGAAGTTAAGGTTGGTGGATATAGAACATGGTTACTTCGTGAAGAACAAGTAATGATGGTTGTTGAACCACCTTCTAAAGATGAAGAAGAAATTCGTAGACATGTTGAAGATACGATTCTTTCTCAATAATAAGTATATGAATGAATAATTTCGGTCTTCAAAAAATGTTAGCAGAAAATGTTGTTGAATTAACATTTGTAAGAAGACACGAAAAAAGAGGATGGAATAACATAAGAGGTCTATTAGGCACTACTAATTATGAGTTGCTTAATGGACCTTTTGGTTTTGGTGTATTACATTTTCGTCCACCAATAGGAGTTGGTATGGGATACAATTATAAAGCTAAAAATCTTTGTGTTGTTTGGGATTTCTTTCGTCAAGAGTATCGTGTATTTGGTGCAGAACAAGTTCGTATACGTAAATTATTCGACTTAACAAAAGAAGAAGAAAAAGAAAAATTCTATGAATGGTTTTATGATTATATTATAAATATGTCTGAACAACAAAAATTTGATTTTATGGGATACGAAGGCGAAGCATATGCAACATTACAAGATGCCAAAAGAACTGCACAAAAAGTGCAACAGCAGGCATCAGAACCTATTACACCTAAACCGTCTATTCCACAAAGAATAAAAGGTGTTTATAATAATATCAGAAATTATATATCTAAATTTTTAGGTAAAAAAGATGGTTGAAAAAAATATTTAAGTAGTTAAATATCTTTATGAATTTAACATCTTCTGAGAAACTTGAAAAAGTTTTCGAACAATATTTTCAAAAAACAATTTGTTTATCTATAAAAGATGAACAAATAAAAAAAGGAAAATTTCTACTAATTAAAAACTGTATTATAGGAAATAATTATTTCTATGAACTAACAATTGAGCGTGTAAAAAAACTTGATTTAGTTCGTATACCATATCCTTTTGAAATAGAAGAATATCCAGAAGACAATCTTTTATTTTTAGACTATAGACTATCTTCGTTATTTAAAAATAACAAAAAAATGTTAAATGAAATGGTTCATTGGTGTGAAACAAAAACAGATCTTAGAACAGCAAACAAAATGTTTAATAACATTTTAGAAATTAAATTTGAATAACATGATACAAGAACAATCACTATACTTCTCTATATTTGGTGGATATATTTATGAAGCAAATAAAGAAGAGGAAAAGACACTAGATGCTTTTCAAATTCCTTTAACAAAAAGACCATCAGCTTCATGTAATAAATGTAAAGGACTTTTTCATACAGGTTTTAATATTCAACAAAAACACTTTGTTATTTGTCCAAAATGTTCTAAGAAAAATATTGATGTTCAGAAAATATTAAGTAAAAAGAGTGGAAAACGATAAACCATCTAAAATTATAAACGGATTTTGTTTTTTAAAAGAAGAATCTGTAGTTTTTGTAGATTTAATCTCAGAGCGAACAGAAAACTTTAAAAAATCTTTTTTTCAAAAATTTATAGATGAAAATGATATAGATGAAAACTGTATTTTTTTAGCAAATAGAGAAGGTGGATTTGTAACACCACTTTACAAATATAAGCTACAAACAGCAAAATCTAAAATCAATATAAAAGCATCTTCGCGTTCAATTGATGAAATGATTACACTTTGTTATAAAGTGTGTATAGAAATGTTTCAGAAGAAATTATAATTTAACGATTTAATAACGCGCCATTATTATCTAAAACAGCATAGGAAGTATCTCTACCATCAACCATTACACCTGTATTTTCACCTCCTAATATTATATTATCTGAACTATCAACACTTATTACCTCGATAAGCCCTGTAGTAATATATCCATCACCATCAACACCAAATGTTGTATCTAATGTAATCGTAGGATTATTAATATTAAATCTATAAAGTCTATAACCACCACTAGAAATACCATAATTTACTAATAGTTTTCCGTTATTATCTATTTTTATTGCCCCTACATAACTAGTAGATACTCCCGTAACATCATCGAGCGGATCATATGTTGTAGATGACACAGTTACCAAAGCTGGTAATCTTATTACACGTTTATTAAAAGTACCTTGAAGGGAATATGGTATAGCTACTATTACTCTATCATCAGACATTATTTGAATACCTGTGACTATATCATTTGGTTGAAATATTGCCGCAGGATTAAAAGACGTAGAAATAGTTCCTGTTGTAGCAGTTGCTATTTTAACAATACCTTTTCTATTAGTATATGTTGATACACCGACTTTTGTAACTGTATCGAATTCACCTCCTATAAAAATATTTCCAGAATTGTCAGACGTTATACACAGAAGCCTACCAAAACTAGTAAATTCACCTGTTATATTTGTTCTCCAATTAAAAGTAGAAAGGGTTCCATTAAGTTCATATGCAGCTATACCGTTTCTTACAGTAGACGGACTTACGGTATTAAAGCTTCCTATTGTATAAAGTCTATTAGTTAAAACTGAATCTCTAACACCACCATCTATTGGATTACTGGTTGTAAACGATTGTACAAATTGTCCTGCAACAGATGATAAATTTAATATACATAAATTATCAGTATTAGACGGCCCTAAATTTATAAAATCACCACCTATAATAAATTTGAAATTTTCTGAATTTCCGCTTGAAAGAACGGCTGTTCGCACAGAAGCATTTACATTCGAGGGTTGTATATTTAATAAATTTGGTTTAAATGTAGGATCAAGATTATATGATGTATTCATTAATCCTATTCCAGATAATGTAGGAGAAACTACTTTAATTCCACCTGATAATGATTTTCCTACATTTCCGAAAATAAAATTATTATTTGGATACGGGGTTGATATACTAGTTGTAATAATATCAAATATGTAATTTTCTATTAAAGTATTAGTATTAATTGAACTAATAGAAGAAAAAAATGATAATGGTAAAATTAGACCCATAATTAAAAACGTATTAGACTAGATAATAATTGTTCCCCGTCATAATAATAAGAGATTACATTTTTAGCACTAAGGGTTGTAGTTAATGTAGATGCTAGTGATACAAACGTCCAAAGATTACCAAACGACGTTAGTGTTCTACCTGCTGTTCCTATCTCAACTATTAAATTTCCTGTTTGACCTGCTAAAAGACCAGTAGGATTATTGAGTCTTGCATTTGAAAAAAGATCTATTTTTGCATTAGTTCCAACAGTAGAGAAATTCCAATTTATTTGACTATCAATATTAGTCAAAACTCCTTGATTTATATAATTATTAACTGCATTCGCAGATATATAATTTATTTGTGTTTTTAAATCACTAGATGTAGTATTTATTTGTGTTCTTAAATCACCGCTAACTGAAATCATTGATGAACTTAAGAAATTAATTCTGTTATTCAATTCACCGCTAATTGAAATCATTGTAGAACTTAAGAAATTAATTCGGCTGTCTAATACAGAGCTAACTGAAATCACTGTAGAGCTTAAAAAGTCAATGTATGTAGAAAGTTCATACAATCTTGTGTCCAAACTTGTAAAACTTATATTAAATGTTGAAAGAGTATTTCCTATGCATGTATTTTTGGAAACAGTAGCAGGAATATAATAAGGCATAAATGTATTTATGTTAAAAAACAAAAAAGGTCTAGATTTCTCTAGACCTTTTTATTAGTTTTTAATTTTTATATTAGAAGTAATTCTTAGGTTTCTTACCACTGCTGGTTTTGATTCCTGTATTTGCTTTAGAAAAATTAGTGTCGCCGTTACCTTTTACAAAGTCAGTTGGAGCTTGTTTCTTTGCTTTACCGTCATAGTCGCCTTGGTCGCCAAGGTGTGAACCTTCTGAACCTTCGGTGTCATCTGGATCATAACCTGTGTCTTGGTCGCCAAAATCAGCATCTCCATTACCTTTTACAAAAGTAGTTGGTTTTGCACGTTGAGCTTTGCCGTCATAATTACCTTGGTCGCCCTTGTAATTACCTTCTCCGCCAGTGAAACCATAAGATTCAGATGGGATAAAGTCTTCGCCTTCACCGTCCATTTCATCTCCTACTTCATCTCCTACTTCATCTGCAAGAAGATTTACAAGTTCACCAAGAGTCATTGCTCTAAGTTCTGAAAGAGTGAATGTTTCTTCTCCCATATCTTCTGCTTGATCGTCTGCGTTAAAAACGTTGTCGTCAGCAGATGCGCCGAAATTTCCGCCACTCATTTCGTCCATCTCACGAAGGATTTGTTCGAAAATGTTACCGGAACGTTTGAATGAATCGCCGTATATTTCACCGGGATTAGGTTCTTTTTTATTTTTCATAGATTTTTTCTTTGCTTTTTTAATCTTACGCTTAACAGCTTCTTCTGCTGTTTCGTCTTCATCCTCGTCATCGCTTTCACCATGACCTTTATCTTTAAGAGCTTTTTTCATAGACTCTTTTTTATCGCCATCTTTATCGAAGTCGAGATAATCGGGTTTATTGTTTTCTTGGACTAAATTACCGCGAAGATAATTGCTTTCGTAAATTGATACTAAATCTTTTTCCATATATGTTATTTACTATATTTTTATATTTTTTGTTTAAAGTAAATAAGTTTTATATATGGCAGTTAAAAAAGTGGACAAATATCTCAATAATAATGAATCTCTTCCAGTAAACATTACAATTGATTATACACCAGACCAAGCAATTGAATTTAAAAAGTGTGAAGAAGATATAGTTTATTTTGCACAGAACTATTTCTTTATTGTTAATCTTGATGCAGGACGACAAACAATTAAACTATTTGATGCACAGCGAGATGCTATTCTTGATATTTTAAGAAATAAAAGAACAATTATATGTGCAAGTCGTCAGATTGGTAAATCTACTCTAATGACAATTGTTTGTCTTTGGAATGTTATTTTCAAAAAAGATTATCAAGTTGCGATTCTTGCTAACAAAGAAGATCAAGCAAAAGAAATTCTTGAACGTATCAAACTTGCATATGAAGAACTTCCAAACTGGCTTAAAGCAGGTGTTACTGAATTTACAAAAGAAAATCTTCGTCTTGTAAATGGATCTAAAATATTTGTTTCTACTACATCTGAAAGTGGTATTCGTGGTAAATCTGTTAATCTTCTTTTTGTGGATGAGTTTGCTCACATTGCATCACAAATTGCTGATCCATTCTTCAAATCAGTGATGCCTACTATTTCTTCTTCTAAATCTGCTAAAATTGTTTTAATTTCTACTCCAAAAGGTGCAGAAGGTAAATTCTACGAGATTTTCCGTGATGCAGAGAAAAAGAAAAACGGTTGGTGTGCAGTTAAAATTCACTATTCACAAGTTCCTGGTAGAGATGCAGCATGGGTTAAAGAACAACAAGCTTCTATTAACTATGATATGGATGCATGGCGACAGGAGTTTGAAATCGAATTCCTTGAAAATGGCACTGCTGCACTAAACCAAGGGGTTATTGATCGAATGAAATCCGAATCATATCCTGCTGAGTTCTCGTTTGATGGGGGTGAATATTTTATTTGGAAACAACCTGAACCTAATAAGATATATTCTATTGGTGTTGACGTTGCAGAAGGTGTTGGTCAAGACTTTACAGTGGCAACAGTATTAGATATAACAGATCCTGATAATATTGAACAAACTGCAATATTTGCATCAAATAAAATTCAACCATGGATATTTGCAGAAAAATTAAATCAGATTGCGCGTTCTTGGGGTCGTCCATTTCTTTGTATTGAAAGAAATAAAGAAGGCGGACAAGTTGTTGATGCAATGATTAATGTTCATAATTATGATAATATTGTTACATTTTCTATGAAAAATGATAAACGTAATGTTTATCAAAGTCCAGGTATTTTCTGTCATCAAAATTCAAAATATACTGGTATTCAAAATATGAAGTATTTCGTTGAAACTAAACAAGCTGTAAAAATTTATGACTTAACTACTATTCGTGAATTTGAAACATTTATTCGTAAAGTTAATAAAACATGGGGTGCTAAAAAAGGATTTAATGATGACCGTGTAATGGCACTTGTTTGGGCATTAGTTCTTCTTGAAAAAGATATTGCTGAAAAATATCTGGATATAGTTGAATATGATGAAGCAGGTAAACCGTCTGTTATTCTTGATCCGAATCAACATCTTGCAAATTTATCTTTTCATAACTTACTAAATGATAATAAACCTATTCGTCATATTGGTGGAGGTCGTGAATTTTCAGTATTCTTTAATTATGAAGAAAATAAAAAGATTGATATTCCTGAAAAATATTCAAGTATGCTTTATGAACCAACTTGGGAATTCTTATAATAAATACTTTTAATGTCTAATTCTCGACCAATCGCTCCCCATTTAACATGTCCTGTTTCAAAAGATGATCCCGCAGGATATTTTACAACTCAACAAAGTCAGTTGAATGTAACAAGAAAAGACAAGTTTTTATTAATTATGGATATTCCATCTATTTTAAAACCTCTTCTTCAAAAAGAAGATCGTTTTTGTCGTGGAGGTAATCTTGAGAGATTACAAATGAGTATTTGGGGATTTGTTGTTCCAGAAATATCTATTAATAAGATGGACATTGCATACGGTGGTCAAGTATCTAAATTTTCTGGGCTTTCTCGTCCTGCATATAATCCTGTTTCTATTAATTTTACAGTAGATAATCGTTTTGATAACTATTATATTCTTTATAAATGGTTAGATATTCAAAACAGTGATACTAATGGTTATTTCGACTCAAATAATTTAAAACCTTGTTCAACAGGCAGAGGTCTTGATTATAAATCTACCTTTACGGTTGTTGCACTAGATGAATATGAAAAGCCTACTGCAAAGTGGGATTATATAGGTGCATTTCCAACAACAATAGGTGCAATAAATGCAAGTTATCGTGAAACAGAAGAATTAGAATCTACGTTCACTTTTGAATTCTCTCAGTTAAAAATGTCATTGCTTTAAAAGTTTTTGATGATAAATAAGATTTTTCTAAAATTTTATAAGTAGTCTTATAATGGCTACTAAACTAAATACACTTCTAGAAAGCCCCGGCATTTCCATTAACGAAAGAGATTTATCCCAAGTAACAGTTAACGCTGTTGGGACAAATGTTTTCGTTCCTGGTTTTATGCCACAGGGACCAACAGATGAACCTACACCAATATCAACTATCTCGGAATTCGAAGAAATTTTCGGTCTTCCTACAACTCCAGCAGAAAGATATTCTCATAATGCAATCAAGCAACTTTTAACAACAAGTAATGCTAACGTTACCTTTACTCGTATGCCATACGGTTCTGGTGGTGGATATGGTTATGCAGAAACATATAATGCTCTTGTTTTTCCTATTGTAGGTCTTTCTGCAACAGAAATTACTCCTTGTAATTTCTTTCAAAGCTTACCACTATCGACAATCCAAAGCGATTATCCTTGGCTTGTTGAGCAATATGTTGAAACTGAACAATGCTATGGTTCATTAAACTTTAACTGCCCTCTTGCATCACAAGACGAATCTATAGATACAGTTTATATTCATAATACACCAGCCCAATATGATACAGTTTTAACTAGTATTAAATTTATAGGCGATTCTAATGCAAATACAAACGATCTTAAAGTTTTTCAATTAAGACCAACTGTTTCAGGAGATAATACCGTATTCACTACAGTTAATACTTTCTTGGTATCAGCTTTAACTGTTACCGAAACCGCTGGAACCAATGAAGGTGAGAGTGTATTTACTGTTGATCTCAACGATACAACAGCAGTAAACGCAGGAATCACCGTTCAGATAAATGTGACAAATGGTTTCCTTTCTGGACAAACACTCACAGGTGTTGCTGTTTCCGCAAGAGACGTATTTGCTACTTGGACAGACACTACTCCAAATCTTAAATTCTTCTATGCATCTCCTGATGTAGCAAATACTTATTCAACAGGTTTGGCAACATATCCAACAACTGTTTATGGTCAAATAACTTCTGTGAATATTTCAAGTAATGCAATTAATTTCTCATCAGTTGTTTCTTATTTTGGCACATATTGTTCAGTAAATGACGGTATCACTGTTCAATGTTCAGCAGTCTCATCATTTGTAACATCAGCAGTGACTAATCCTGGTAATTCTGCATTATCAGCAGTAGTGACAGAATATCGCTTTTCTCTTAGTGCAAGTTTTTATAATACTATAACTGTTGCAAATTCTGCATTAACTGTTGCAAATCAAGATTTCCTTATTCAGTTTTGTGGAACTCCAGTTGATGCAGGTCTTACTTGTGATACAATTACAACAATGGGTCTTGAAGTTCCTGAACAATATCGTTACAACTTCTCTACTCCTTTTGGTGATGCACAATTAAATGATTGTAACTTCTATGCTCTTGGTGATCCTATTTCTAAGTCACTTAATGCAACAGAATATCAACTTCTTCAAAATAGTCAATTCAACTGGAAATGTGGTTTCTCAATCAATGGTAATCCAGCACTCGATGTTTTAAATAACGACGTTCGTGCAGGTATTGTTGTTATTAACAAAATCAAAACAGCACAACTTGAAGACTTCTCTGGTTACTATCTTGCTCTTAATGATAACCTTAACGTAAACCCTGCTACTAACTTTGATGATATTACAGGTGTTGCTGGTTATTATGATGCAATTTGTCCTGGTGTTTCAGGTTCATGGGTTGATGTTCCAAATGAAAGACTTAATTTCAAAGTTTCTTCAACATTTGACGAAGATGTACAATCTATTACTGAACTCGTTCACCAAAACGTAGGTGTAGAATTCGGAAATGCAACATACAATGATTCTTTAATCATGAGTCTTTTCAAAGTTCGTCCAGCTCGCTTAACAGATACTATTAATAAACTTGACCAAGTTCGTCTTGAACAGTTTGTTGGTTCTCTTAACTCAACTCGTATGGTTGCAGATGATTTTGGTGGTCCTCAACGTTCCTTCTTCCTTGAGAAAACTGTTAATAATGGTTCTTCTTATCTTGAAGTTTATGTTAACCCTTATCTATCTGAAAACAACTGCTGGGTAAATGAACAAACAGGTCTTCCACGTAAAACAGTTCGTATGTTCCGTGAGAAAACCGCAGGTATGTTTAGTGGTGATTCGACAACTTTCAATCCACAATTTGCACTTAAGAATTTTGCAGATAAACTCTACGGAACAGGTTCTTATACTCCTGAATGTTCTGATGCAGTATTTAACCTTTGCCTTAAAAAAGATATTGGTAATCTTCCTGCAAAACTTGAAAGAACACTTCGTCAAGTAGAAAACCCTATTGATTTCCCTATTGATATTACAATCGACAATGGTTTATCAACAATCTGGGCAACTAAAGCTGCTGTAGCAAATGATTCTTGTATTACTGATCCAAGCATCTGCTATAACTATGATGATACCTATTATGTAAACACTGACTCTCTTAGCCCTTATGACGGCACAGTTATGAACAGTGCATTACAAGATAATTGGGAAACAATCTACAATATCTTTGATTCTTTTGCAAGATACACAAGAAAAGCTGCTGGTGGGGTTCCGAATGTTCACATTCAAGATCCTCTTCGTCAAATCTTTGTAAATGGTAAAGATTTCAAGGTAGTAAGTCGTCAAAAAGGTCTTTATATTGATCCTAAGACAAATCAACCAACTGAGCAATATGCAACATTTGGTCGTAACATTTACTCTTACCTTCGTAACCTTTATCAAGGAATTAACTCTTCTTACAGCATCTCATATGCAAACTGGATTAAATCTTTTGATTCTAACTCAGATTCTTATGCATGGTTCGGTCCTTCCGCATACGAAGCTGCACTATATGCAAGAAATGAAGCTGCACAATATCCTTGGACAAGTCCTCTCGGAGTTTCTAACGGATTGCTTGCAAACATAAATGATCTCGGTATTAATCCTAACCAACGCGAACGCGATCTTATCTCTCGTATCGGCTTGAATCCAATCGTAAGATTCCCAGAAGGAAATCTTAACTGGAATTCAACAACCCTTCTTAAAGAAAGTACCGCATTGAAAGAAATTTCTGTTCGTCGTGGAGCACTCTGGCTTGCTAAGAGTATTCAGGCAAACCTCTTACAGTTTATTGGTCAACCAAATACACTTACAACAAGAGGTCGTATTAGTAATACTCTTCGTCCAATCCTTGAGTTTATGAAAGACAACGGTGGTGTATATGACTACTTGCTTGTTTGTGATGACAGAAACAATACTCCTGCAACAATTGATGCTGGAATTCTTAATGTTGCTGTTTATATCAAACCAACTCGTCCAGTTAAATTCATTCTTGTTGATCTTGTAATCACTGGAACTGGTGTTGACTTTAACGAGCTTATTTAAACTAAGCTGAAAAAAACCCCGCTTGAAAAAGCGGGGTTTTTTATTATCTATTTTTATATTTTAGTTATTTCTTTCGAAATATTCCTAAAGCTTCAGCAATATCTTCAAAAATATGACGAGCAGTTATAGTTTGATTTTCTACAGACTTTAAAATATCTAACATCTTTTCATTATTTTCTAATTCATAATAGTGATAAAGTTTTGGTAATTCTAAATTATAAGAAGTTAATGCAGCATTAATATCAACTGCAACTTCTTGTGGTGATGCAGATCTAAGATAATCTTTTATTTCATCTTCAACATCTTTTCTCAAATTTATTTTTAAATGTTCACGAACAGGTTTAAGATAATTTAAAATATCGTCACAAACATTTGGATAAATGCCTGATTTTTTAAGTTTTAATAAACCTTTATGAATTCTAATAAAAATATTTTTTAAATTTAATATACCATCTTCCATAGAATTTCCTAAATTTTCTCGAATTATAAAGTTATAATTTCTAGGAAATATATTTTCCATATATAAGTCTTCTAAGTCTTTCATCTTACGTTTTTCTCCTCCTTCCATTTTTCAAGTCTTTTATAGTAATCAGTTAATAAGGTTGCATTATTAACAAGTTCTTTTGTTACAATATAATTATTATCCACTTTTTTAAGTATTGGACCTTCTGTATATTGAACTAGTTTAGGGGTTACAGGCATGTCTGTTATTATTGGTTCACCTACAGGTTTTTTCTCAAAAACACAGCAAGAAGATAACAATAAGCAGCAAAGTATAGTAATTTTTTGCATGTTCATACTCTTATTTATAAATATTTTCATGAATAATAACGACGAATACGACGATGTTTTAAATGCACTTGCAGTTAGTAATATACTTTCAGAAATTGAAAGTGAAGAAACTTTTGAAAAGAAAGAATATGATGAAGCTGATGAACTATCTAAAACATTAAAAGATTTAGATGATCTTATTAAAACAAACTCTGCTGTTTTAGAAGAAGCTAAACGTCTTGTTGAAACAACAGGTGATGCAGAGTATTTCGAAGCATATTCAAATATTGGTAAAGCTCAAAGTGAAGCATTAAAGAATAAAGTTAAAATTCTTACTGAAAAAGAAAAGAATAAAATTACTGAAAAAACAAAAACAAGAGAAATTGATATTAAGGAAAAGCTTGCAGATTTTACTATTAATAAAAATAAACCAGAAGCACTTCCAGCAGGAACAACATTAAATCAAACAAACGTTATTATGAGCGGTAGTCGTGAAGAAATGTTTGATATGATTATGAAAATGAAAGAGAAAGAATTAAATGTTATAGAAGCAGATAAAGTTTAATTATATTGTCGGATCTGTTATAACAATTTCTCCTGTGCTTGGACGAATCATAAAGTTTCCAAGGTGGGTATCTATATAACATGCACTTCCACCGTTTTCAATTAAATATTTTTTAAGATCATACATAGTTTTTAATGCTGGTAAATAACTTTCTATAAAATAGTCTAATCTTTTTATAGAAGAAAAATAAGATTTTTTAAACTTTTGATCTTTTTTAAGTCTTTTATTTTTTTCATCTTTTGTGATATTAGGATCATTTACTTTGTACATAGAATCATCATTTAAAGAATCTGTATATTTATTTTTAATTATATCTTTAACAAGTTCTAAAACATCTTCAAAACTTTTATCTTTTATATCTATTTTTTCTAAGTAACCACCTAAAGAGCTTACTAATGAATCACGCCAATCAGAATATGCTATAGGTTTTAATTTTTCAATAGAAACTAATCCAGTATCACCAGAAACTATTCGTCTTTGAATTTTTACTAAATAAGGATTGTTTTGGTTTTTTTCTATAAAATCTAAAAAAATATTATAACAATAATCATTACGGTAAAGTTTCAATACGTATTTTTTATTAGGCTTATCAAATACAATTCCTCTTGCACCAGATCCAATAACAGACCAACCTTTATTTCTTAGATAATCACTATAAAAACCAGTATCTTTTATTTTAGAATGTAAAGCTTCTTCCACTGTTCTTTGTTTATAAAATTGTTTAAAATTCATATAATTACTTATCAAAAAGAAGAAACCCTCTAGTTTCCTAGAGGGTTTCAAACTTTTAACCTTTTACTTTACCAGCGATTAGCTAAGGTAGTTGTAATTGATTGGGTTAGGTGACACTACGCTAAGTGCAGGAGTATTACTACAAGATGTTAAGTGACCAGTGTTAAGATCGCGTGCGATAATCAAGTGGTAGAAGTTACCAGAACCAAAGAGATTGTCAATTACTCCATAACGAGTCATCATACCAACATTAGGTGTGAATGTGTTTGGAGAGATTGTTCTTTGAACAAGCACTGGAATGTATGGGCAATACACGATACCAGTATCCCAGAATTCAGAACCCTTATAACCAAGAAGAGCATACTCAACTGGCTCAGAACGAACACCTGCGAGATATTGAGCCTCTGTGCGAGTATCACGATAGATGTTGAACTGACCTGCAAGAGTACCTACGCGAGCAACACCATTTGGGTGAGCTTGAATTGCGGATGCAATTTCAAATACGCGGAACTCAGGAAGGAGTTGAAGAATTGTGCAAACTTTTGGAGTTGCGATAATGAAGTTAGCAGGACCACGACGGTTACGAATTGCGATACGGTTAGCTTCTACAACGATTTTTGCATAGAAGTCAACACCACGCTCTGCGAACCAGCGACCATCTGCGAGTTGTGGTTTCCATACTGAATAACCATTACCGAAACCTGCGTTAAGAGCAACTTGAATCATACGGATAACCATTTCACGGTCGATTTCTGCTTGAATTTCATAGGACATTGCATTGGTCATTTCTGAGTCAATATCAATACCGTTCATGTTCATAAGATCTTGTTCAAGTTCCATGCTCCATGATGTTCCAAGACGACGAGTACCAGCTTC